CACCGAAACGGAGGAGAAGCCGATGAAGAAGATGGACAAGCCCCTGTCTGATTGGACGGTGGGAGAAGCCCAGCAATACTGTAAAGAAACCCAAGATGCTGGACACTGCAAGGATGGATGCCGTCTGCGCAAAATGTGTGATGCAATGGAGTGCGGACCTTATGTCCCTGGCGATTGGGTTTTGGAGGAAACATGAGCAGACCCCGCTTTGATTGGTGGCCCTACGTAAAGGGCATGATACGCCGCTACCCGGCACTGTGCGAGGAGTATGCCAATCTACATAGCCAAAGCGTGACCGCGGACTACTCCGGGATGCCTCGGGGTGGAGGAGGCGGGCGTGGCCTGGAGAGCTTGGCAATCCGGGAACTGCCTTCGACTAGGCAGAGGGAGTATGAGGCGGTTCGGCGGGCCGTGGAGACTACGGAGCAATACCGCAATGGAGCGGACAGGCTCAAGGTGATCCGGCTGGTGTTGTGGGACAGGTCTCACACGCTGGAGGGGGCGGCACTGGCAGTACCATGTGGCATTGCAACTGCTTGGCGGTGGCATCAGGATTTTATAAAACGAGTGGCTAAAAATTATGGCTTGATGGATTGATTGCTCAGAGCCATGTCAATAGCTTAAAATAATATCATGGAAGAGGTTGAGTGGTTGGCCTCTTTTCGACATTGTGCCTATCTTTCTCGCGCCGGTGGGACAATCCAAATCCCGCCGGCCCTATGCCCAAGTCATCCGCATGAGGACGGCAGGGGCAAACAGAGAAGTCCGGACGGCACCGGACGCAGGGTTGCGGCAAGTACACGGCCCCGCACACAACAGCATGGGGAATGTTGGGTCGCTCCCATCCGTGAAAGCCGGACGTTTGCGTAGGGCGATAACTACCACGGCGCTATCCTGCTGAAAACTGCGCATGTCACCTCTATGATCTGCGTGTGACAATCTAAGCGGGAAGCGCACACTCGCTGGGTGCGGTAGCAGAAGCGGAAGCGGCGGCCATGGACAACGCCGTAGACGTGTGGCGGGTCAAATCCGCCTCCCGGCTCCATTGTCTCCTTGCGAGGCCAGCCCACGATCCGGGCATTGGCAGTAACCTGGAGGCTTAGTCAGGGCCCCAAGCGGGCAGCGGCAAGGTGGTTTTCCAAGCCGCAGATAAGTTTGCCGCTCCAAAGGCCACGGAGCTGACGCCCCGGAAAGACGGGGGCATGCGGATAGCGGGACAGATGGAGATGTCGGCCATAGACCTAGGCTCCTATGGCAGAAGGCGGTTCGATTCCGGCGCTATCCACCAAGCCCGACAGCGAGCGAGGAAGCGCGAGAAGCTAGGTAGTCTGGACTGGTTGGGCCGGGCTGGCCGGTGATAAGACGCGGCGCATCGGGTATATGTCACTCTTGGCCGCATGAGGCTGATGGTGGCGCTAATTATCGTGTTCTGGATACCTGTGAGGGCCAGGACCAAAAAGACCGCCGGGGGATCACTCCTCCGGCGGCTTGGCCACTTTTTTTCTCCAGTCTTTGTATTGCCCGGACTTCACCCGCTTGTCTGCGGGCGGTTCCACATCGGCGGCAATGACCCACTGTTTGCCCACCTTCTGGGCCGGTATGCGTCCCTGCTGAATCAGGCGGCGGACGTTGCCTGGGTCTTTCCCGTGGCGGGCGGCAAACTCCGTAACCGATAAAAATTCAGGCATTTACTTCCTCCCGTTCCGAATGGCCTTGACGGACAGAATGATGGCGACGATGGAAAGAACGATGTTGACCCCAAGGAGCACATAAACCAAAGTATCCATAGTGTTTGACATTGAGCGGCTTATTTGCTATCATTTGAGGGGAGGGGGATTGCTCCCCCTCGCCTCAACTCGTGAGCTTTTCATACAGCAGTATGAGAGAAACCACGAGGTTGATGATGGCGGTAACAAGGGTGATGTAGCTGGCGGGCTGCTCCTTGTTGCCGCTTTTCTTTTTCTTGCTCAATGCTTGACCTCCTTTCTGATATTATAATAACACGGAAGCGTGTAAATGTCAAGCGGTTTGAGAAAATAAATATGAAAATTTTGAGCTGTCCACTTTGGTGGACGGCTCTTTTCGTAGATATCTGGGGTAAAAGACACTGGAGGGCGGGTGATGAGAAACGAGCACAACAGCCTTTTATGATAGCAGGGCGTGGAGAAAACTGCGACGGGAAGTCCTCAAGGATGACAACAACGAGTGCCAAATTTGTAAAGCACACCACAAGCATAGGCGGGCGGTTGTAGTTCACCACATGTTTCATCTGGACGAGTATCCGCAGTACGGCTTAGTGCGTTACATCCAAGACCCTGCGACAGGGGAGTGGAAGAGGAATCTCATATCCGTCTGCAAGGAGTGCCATGAGACAGTTTGTCATCCGGAGCGGATGAGAGAAGCAGAGACAAGAACGCCGTTGACCATGGAGAGGTGGTGACACCCCCCCCGGTCAAAAAATTGGATTTTAAGACGGGACGGCCTACTCGGCACGGTCCTGGACAAAAGAGGCAGGCACGCGCATGTGAGAGTTTCAGGAGGTGGTGAGAAGATGAAGAAGGCGATGAAGAAGGATGAGAGGCGGGAGGAGATCCGGCAGGACCTGCTGGACCAGTTGGAGCGCAACGGGACCGTGGGGAAGTTCTATACGGATTTGGTGGAGGACTACATGGGCCTCTACGACATCAAGACAGGCCTCTTTGAGGACATCCGAGACAGGGGAGAAAAAGTCCCGGTGGTGACCGCCGCAGGGATGGAGACGGGGAAGAAAACCAACGATTCCGTCCCGGACCTTTTGAAGGTCAGCGCCCAAATGCTCAAAATCATGGACAGCCTGGGCCTGGATACGGACGAGCCCACCAATACCGGCGGTGATGGGGATGGAGAAGCGGACCGGCTGTAAGTACATCGACGTCTATCTGGACGCCATCCGCACCGGAGCCCGCCCGTCCTCGAAAGAGATGCGGCAGGCGGCGGAGTATATTGCCGGGAAGCTGACCGCCCCCGGCGTCGTCATCGACGCCGAAAAGACGGAGCGGGCCAGGGAACTCATCGAGAAATACTTCGGCATGGTGCTGATGGATTGGGAGCTGTTCGTCCTGGCCCTGGTCCACTGCTATTACCCGGATGACACGCTGGTGTTCACGGAATTTCTTATCATGATGGGCCGGGGGAACGGGAAGAACGGATTCATCTCCGGGTTAGCCTGGTATCTCACTACCCCAGACCACGGTGTCCAGGGATATAACGTGGACATCATCGCCAATTCGGAGGACCAGGCCAAGACCTCCTTCGAGGACGTCTATGAAATGCTGGAGCGCAACTGGGGCAAACTCAAGCGTTTCTTCTACAAGTCCAGGGAGCTCATCAAATCCCTGCGGACAGGTAGCTATATCAAGTTCAATACCTCCAACGCCAGGACCAAGGACGGCAAGCGATCCGCCTGTCTCATCTTCGACGAGGAGCATGAGTACGAAAACGACGACAGCATCCGGGTATTCAAATCCGGCTTCGGAAAGCGCAGGCACAGCCGGGTGTTCAAGATCACTACCAACGGCTACGTGCGGGACGGGGTTCTGGACAAGGACCTGGAGATCGCCCACGCCGTGCTGAACGGGGAGATTCCGGACAGCCGCCTGTGCCCGCTCCTCTACAAGGCGGACGGGGAGGAGGACGTGAGGGACAAGACGGCGTGGGTCAAGGCCTGCCCGTCTCTACCGTACCTGGAAAACCTGCGCATCCAAATGGAGCAGGAGTTCACCGCTCTGGCCTATGACAAGAGCACGGAGCTGGACTTCTACACCAAGCGGATGAACCTACCCCGATCCAACATGGAAATCGCTGTCACGGAGTGGGCGAATATCGCCGCCACCAACACCCCTTTACCTGACCTACGGGGGCTGACATGTACCGTGGGCATCGACTACGCCAGCCTGCGGGATTGGGCGGCGGTTGATTTCCATTTTCAGCGGGGCAGCGAGCGGTTAGACTTCGGCCACTACTGGCTGTGCCGGCGAAACCCGGACTTGAACCGTGTCAAGGCCCCATGGCGGGCGTGGGCAGATATGGGGCTGGTGACGCCGGTAGACGACGTGGAGATCGCCCCGGAGCTGTTGACGGAGTACATTGCCCGGACCGCTCAGGAATACTACGTCAAGACGGTGGCGCTGGATAATTTCCGATATGCCCTGATGAGGGACGCCCTCCTCAAGATCGGCTTTGGGGCGAAAGAATCACTGGTTCACCTGGGGGGACAACCCGCCCCTGCGGTGGGCGGTCAACAACACGAAACTTGTCCGGTCCGGCCGCAGAGAAGGCACGGACACGGGCAATTTTTATTACGCCAAGATCGAGGCCAAGAGCCGAAAAACCGATCCCTTTATGGCCCTCGCCGCTGCCATGTGCGTGGAGGAGGACAACGGGACCGGGCTGTCCGGGGACCTGCCGGAGCTAGGCGTTATCATCGGATGAGAGGAGGGGAAATATGGCGTTTCACTTTTGGAAATGGCTGACAGGGAAAACCGGGGAGGAGCCCAAGCCTGTCACAGAGGGCGAGTTTTTTGACTTAGCTACCGACCTCTACATCCGGGAGCTGGCCTTCCAGTCCTGCGTCAATTTGGCGGGCAACGCCCTGAGTAAATGCGAGTTTAAGACCTTTGAGGGAGACGTGGAGAAAAAGGGCGCGGAGTATTACCTGTGGAACATCGAGCCCAACCAGAACCAGAACAGCACCGCCTTTCTCCACAAGCTGGTCCACCAGCTCTACAACACCAGGACTGCCCTTGTGGTGGATCAGGGCGGGAAGCTCTACGTGGCCGACAGCTATGTCCGTCGGGAGTATGCCCTGTACGAGGACCTTTTTGAGCAGGTGACAGTAGGGGAGTTTACCTTTGGTCGGACCTTTTCCCAGTCGGAGGTATTGTTCTTTGAGCTGACCCAAGAGAATATGCGGCGCATCACAAACGGGCTCTATCTGTCCTACGGCAAGCTCATCGCTTACGGGATGAAGGGCTACCAGAAGTCGAGAGGCGAAAAGGGCACCATGTCCCTGGATGTGCAGATGATGAGCAACGCTGACTTTCGGAAACGGTATGAGGCCATCCAGAACGCGGACTTCAGACGCTTCGCCGAGGCGGAGAATGCGATACTGCCGGTCTACAAGGGAATGGATTATACCGCTATTTCGAGCAAGACGTACAGCGCTGACAGCACCCGGGACATCCGCAGCATGATCGACGATGTGACTGACTTCACCGCCAGGGGGTTCGGTATTCCGCCCGCCCTGCTGAACGGCTCTGTTCAGGACGTGAGCTCGGCCACCGATCAGCTCCTGACCTTCTGTGTGGACCCGCTGGCGGACAACATCCAGGAGGAGATCAACCGCAAGCGGTATGGAAAGGCGGGGTATCTGCGGGGGAACTACCTGCGGGTGGATACATCGGCCATCAAGCATATCGACCTGCTCTCCTCCTCTGGGAACATCGACAAGCTGGTCTCCTCCGGTGTGGTGTGCATCAACGATATCCGGGGGCTGCTGGGCCAGCCGCTTATCAATGAGCCGTGGGCCTGGGAGCATTTCATCACCAAAAACTACGCAACGGTAGAGGAGCTTTTAAAGGCATTGGAAGGAGGTGAGACAGTATGAGAAAGTATTATCAGCTTGTGACCGACGAGGCGGCCAGAGAGGCGGACCTTTCCCTTTATGGGGATATCACCTCGTTCCCCTGGATGGAGAGCGACGTCAGCGCCTATGACCTGTCCCAGGAGATTGCGGGCCTGGACGTGGACCGCATCAACGTGTACATCAATTCCTATGGCGGAGAGGTGGCCGAAGGGCTGGCAATTTACAACGCCCTGAAGCGACACAAGGCCAGGGTCATGAACAGCGCATCGCTGCTCATGATCCACAACGCCTGGACCTGTGCGGAAGGGAACGCCGAGGAGCTTCGTAAGGCGGCGGAGGATTTAGAGGTCATCAGCGAGACGGCGGCCAACGTCTATCGGGAGCAGGTATCTATCGGGGATGCCGAGCTGGAGCGGCTTTTGGCGGAGGAAACCTGGATCAAACCCGCCGACGCCCTGGCGATGGGATTTGCGACAGCCATCCAGGGGCAGGCCAAGGCCAAGGTCCCCAGCCAGTCGGCCCGAGGCCTAGTTTTTGACCGCCTGACCGCACCGGCCAAGGAAGGTCCGGAACCTTCCCCCGGCCCGGAGCCGGAGGAAAAGACCGTATCCACATTTTTTGACGCGCTGTGCGCGGGAAAGAGAGCGTAACAATGAAAAACCTTGACCAGCTCCAGAAGGAGCGCAACGACATCATGCAGCGCATGGCCGAGGCCGTGCGGGAGAACAAATCGGAGGACTTTGCCCAGGCGTGGAGCGACCTGGCCGACAGTATCCAGGAGCGCATTCTGGGTGACGTGCGGGAGACGCAGCTTCAGCAGGATAATGGCATTCTGGC